CTTGCGTCTCCGACGATGACCTCCTCGAGACGCAAAACTTGGGCAAGCTGCTCGTTCGTCACGACTCCGCCGGTCGTGTACTGAAAGCGAGCGACGATGTCGGGATGACGACGAAGCGCGAGCTCGGCCTTCGAGTTCATCACCGCGATATTCGGGCGCAGTCCGCTCGCCGTAAACACGGCCTCGGTCTGCTCGTCGAAGATCTGAAGCGGCACGCTAGACTCGTCGTTGAATTGCAAGAACTCGTTAGCACCGGGCGCTGCCGCCTTCCCGGTTTGCTCCGTGACACTCGTCCACAGGCCGGTTGCGAATGCCGCCGCGGCGAAGAGCTTGTCGCGCTTGCGCTTCGCCTGCTCGACGAGCCAGCGCACCTTGTCTTGCTCGAGGTCCATCACCGAGCGGGCCTTGTCGCGCTCGCGGTCCGACAGCATCGTGCCGAGACCGTAGGGCAAAGTCTGGTACGTCACCCACGATAGCGTCGGGTCCGCGAGACCGACCTTCGACTTGTCTTGCCGAAGCTCCATCTCGGTGCGGAACCAATCGGCCTTGGACCATACGCGGAACTTGCCGGCTTCCTCGTCCACTCGCACGGCGGTGGCAGCACGGTCGGCGATGAACGTATTCATCGACTGGCCGTAAGAGATGGCGAAGTCGGTCAACGGTTGATCTGGCACCAGGGTCTGAAAAAGAGGCATCGGATTCTCCGGGCGCGCGCGGCGCCGATAGTGTCTCTATCTACTCGCCGGCGCTTAGCCTGCGTCGCTCACCACGTACTCGAGCCAGCCGACGAGCTTGCCGGCGGTGAGCGCCTCGACGGCCACGGCGATCGTGATGGCTCGCTCAGCGGTGAGCTTCGCCGCGAAGTTTGCGGCGGTGCCGTCTTGGATCCCTTCGTGGTAGCCGTCATCCCACGGATTCGCTCCGTTCGAGATAGCGACCGCGGACTTGTAGGCGTTCGCGACCTGCGCGTTCTGTAGCGCGATGGTCGCTGCGTCGGTCGCGCTCGTAAAGGTCGTGATGACCTCGTAAAACGACCGCGTCACGATGGCCTTGTTGGGCAACGTCTGGTCGAGCGTGTACGTTGCGATCGGCCGCAGCAATGCGTTCGCGCTCGGGTCGAACTCGAACCGCACGACACCGACGCGACGGCGACCGGACTCGCTGTCGTCGAGCAACGTGCCGAGACGAGTCTCGATGAGAACCGGGATGACGTCTCCCGATACACCGGCGAGAAGCGCTCGGCCGAAGATGAATTGATCATCTCCGGTTGCCACGATGGCGACCGAGCTCGCGTTCGTCGTGAGCGGGTCATCCACGGAGACTGTCCCGCCGAGCTTCACGAACTGCACGCCCTGCACTCCGACGAGCCCGGGGTCGTTCGCGGTGTCGGGCGCATCCTTCAGCACGCCCGTGATCTTCTGACCGCTCGTCGTCGCAACGACGAGCTTGCCGGACGAGTTCAGCGCGACGAGGCAATACTGATATGACGAAAGGTCGGTGTTGGCCGGAAAAGTGATGTCTAGGATCGGCTTCTCGGTAGGCATCTTCGTGTCCCTTAGCGCGCGCCGCGCGCGTCAGTTGTCTGCGTTCCGGTTCTCTGGCTCTGTCTACTTCGCGGCCTTCGGAGACCGCTCCGCCGCGTAGCGCTTCGCGAGCTCGGGATTCGACTCGCTCGCCATCCGCACGGCTTCGTGCATCGGGAGTGTCGGCGCCTTGGCTCGGATGCTCTTTGCGATCTCGACGAGCTCATCGTAGGCGCTCCCGGACTTCGGAGACTGACCCGGCACTCCGCTCGCCTCGAAGACCGCAGACTTGGCGGCGAGTGCGCTCGACGCCCGAAGAGCCTGCTCGAGCTTCGGGAGCGCTTGCGGGGCGCCGCGCTTCACGAGCGCAACGAGCTCGATGGTTTCTGCTCGCGAGAGGCCGACCGCCGCGGGATACTCCGCCGCCGCGCGCTTCTCGAGCTCGACACGCTCGAGCGTATCGGTGAGATCGGCGAGGCGCTTGCGGAGCTCGACGGTCTCGGCCGCTTGCGCCTCGAAGCGCTTCTTCATCTCGGGCGCCATCTCGGGCTCGCAGGCCTTCTCGGCCTCCGCCATCGGTGCGCTCGTCTTCATCGCCTCGAGGTATGCGAGGATGATGTTGCGTTGGTCTTCGGGCAGGGCGGCCATAACGGCCTCGAAGTCTGCGGGCATCGTGTTCGCCTTCGTCGTGGTAGTTGTTGGTGCGGGCTCTGCCCGCTTGAAGAGTGCAATGCGCGGTCGGTGCTGCGTGTTGCCGCTCGCGCCGCGGTCGACCATTGAGATCTCATCGATGACGAGACCGCGAAGCTCTTTCGGCTGCGTCGCTCCGTGCACCGAGAGCTCGGGACGAGCGCCGCTCTTGATGAGCTCCGCCGCACCACGGTCCCTGACCGCCATCTTCACGAGCAGTCCCCCGTGATGCTCGACCCCGAAGAGCTCGCGGATGTCCTCGGCCGATAGCGCGATGGCGCCGACCACTCCGCCGAGACCCTTGCGCTCGTGCAGGTCGCCGAGCTCGGGCGAGCCCTCGGCGAACATACGCTCGACAGCGTCATCGAGCTCGTCGGTGGCGACGGTCTCGCCCTCCGAGTCGACGATGCGGCGCCCGTCCGGGCGCTCGTGCACGACCGCCCACCCGGTGAGCTTCGGCGTCGTCTTCGGTGTCGTCGGTGCGGTTTCGGCCACTAGTGCGCCACGTGCTCTTAGGGCACGTGAGCGGCGGCCACTTGGTCTGCGATGCTGGCTGCGGAGCGCCTAACGGCTGCGCTCCGCATAGTCCTCGAGGAGACTGCGCTTATGTTGCCCTGCCTCGCCGCGCGCGTCAAGCGCGAGGTCGCACGAGCACCGAGTCGTTCGGCAGTCGACAGCGCCGGCACACGATGCGCCACGGCGCTGTGACCTGCTCGGCGAGCAGAGCCCCGCATCCGCGGCACCGCGGGCGCACCATCGTGTCGAGCGCGACGCTCACGCGCACCGCGAGGGCGAGCGGCGATGGCGGTGACTCAAGCGGGAACGTTGGCCGCTCCGCTCATCACCGGTGCCGATGCATCCGCGGCCGGCACGAAACCACGCCCGACGCTCCCGAGGATGGCATCCGCCCGCGACGGCTCCATGTTGAATGCCGCCGTGATGATGGCGACCGCCGTGTCGCGCGGCAACTTGCCGAGCGACGTGCGCTCGATGACCTCGAGCAGGCTCGTGACCTGCGCGCCATTGAGCGCGGTGTCGGCGAGCTTCTCGTCCGCCGCCGCGGCATCGGCTCCGCCCGCCATGATGTCCGCGGCATCCGTCTCCGGGCGCGCATCGGGCGCGGGCGCCGACACGCTCGGCGCCATCGCCGCGGGAGCCGTAACCTGCTCGCGGGCCCATGCCTCGAGGTCTGCGTCTGGCGTGATGACCCCGACACTGACGAGACTCGAGAGGTATTGTGCGATCGCATCAAGCGCTTGCGACTCGAGGTCTCCGCGGACGATGGTCGGAGCGAGCTCGCGCGGCCACCCGTTGAGCTCGATGAGCTCGGGCACCGCTTCTCGGTTCAGCGGCTCGAGCACGACGTCGAGCATCGCACCGCACACCCGAGCAAAGAACGACGTCTTATCGCTCGATAGCGCGTAACTCCCGGTTGCTTCGGTGCCAAGCAAGATGAACTCGGCTAGTTGGCTCTGCGCCATCCGTTGCTCATAGCGCCGGATGACCGGGTCTGTCTGAATCGGTTGTGTCCCGCCGCCACTCTTGAGCTCGAACTTAAATCCCGTCTCCTCGCCGTTCTCTCGCTCGGCGTGAATCACGGCGCCGTATTGCTCATCGATGCGCAGCCGCTGCGTCATCTTCTCGTAGCCGTCGACGATATCTTGATCGCTCTGGCTCGCGTTCGCCGAGAAACACCGAGCCGGGACTTGCATCACCGGCATGCCGATGAGGTTCTTCTCGATGCCGACCGCCTCGGAAAAGCGGATGTTCTTCGCGTGGTAATACGACGTGTAGGCGATGCGCAGGCTCGAGTAGCCTTCCGGATTGTTGAGATGCGGCCGCACGCGCACGTGTAGCGCCTTCTCTCTCGGGATGTAGCGACGAGCGGAGATGCCGTTCTCTGGTTGCTGCCACATCCCGAGCGTGCGCCCGTGCTCGGTGAGCTCCCACTTGTCGAGGCTTTGCTGTCCGCGGAGCTCGAAGCTCCGCCACCCGATGCGCCCGTCGCTGTACTTCGATGCGTCTAGCGCTCCTGGGAGACCGCCGCCACGTATCTTGAACATTTTCTCGAGATAGGCCCACCCATACGTGATGCACGATAGCGCCTCGGACACGAAACCAGACCACCCGTTCTCGAGATCTTCGATGCACTCGGCAACGAAGCGTCGAGCATCCTCAGCGCGCGGGTCATCCGACTCGGCTGCCTTCACTTGCACCGGGGCGGATGCGACAAGGAGCTCTTGCGCGCGGACCGAGACGCCGAGCACGGGCTCGTTGTCGATCATCTCTCGGTATGTCTTCGCACCATTCTGCCCGCGGAGCTCGGCCTGCCACTCTTCGACAATGTATCCACTGTAGCGCTTGAGGCCGCTGTCGCCGTACGTCGCGAAGCGCGCGGCGGGGCGCTCGGCAATCTGCCGCTGCGTCGGAGCGCTCCCGAGCGGTGTCGTCATCGGAGATGCGACCCGCTTGCGCATGGATGCGCGCGGCGCGCCAGTGCTGCTCGTCGAGGCCTTCGCACGCACTCGCTTGCGCATCGGCGAGCTCGCCTTGCGCGTCTTCGTCTTCGTCGCCTTCGTCTTGCGTCTCATCGTCTCGCCCTCTTCCGCTCGAATCGTGTACGCTCGGCAGCCAGAAACACCGGGCGGACCGAGCAACGACAATTTGCAATCTGCCCGATGCCTCCCGCCGGGTCGCCTGGATACATCATCTCGACGACCTCGCCCGTGTCCTCGTGCGGAGGCAACACGAACGGCTCGCCGAGCTTCACCCTAACACCATCCATGAGGTCGTGCCGACGCGGCCACGTCTCGCCGCTCGTCACCGCCATCCACTCGAGACCATCGGCGCCTACCGCGCTCGCTCCCGCGACGATGCCGAAGTTGCCCGCCTGCACGGCCTCGGTGCGGGCGATGAGCGCCGCGCGCGATGACGCGAACGAGTAGAGTGCCGCGCCATCACGGGTGACGAGCCGCTCGGTCGGGAGGATGGCGCCGCCGCCGACCTCCTCGCCTCGAGCTCCCGGGCGCACGCGACCGCCGCCCTTGCCGTACCATTCTGTCCGTATGCGCCGAGCCTGCTCGCCGAGCGACGGGCGCGGATGCTCGGCGCGGTATTCGGCGATGCGGTCGGCAAGTTGCCGGCGGATGATGCGCTCGGCATTCTCCTCGATACCCTGCACGAGCACGGTCTTCCGCTCGAGGAACTCGCTCGTGAGCGTGGCCGGTAGCGCTATCGGCTCGCCGCCGGTGAGCGACTTCGCGGCATCGCCCGCAATGCGCAAGCCGTGCGTGCGCAGGATGAGAATCAATTGCTCGCGCAGACGAGCTCGCTCGGATGCAGGCACGCGGGCGTCGCGTAACGCCTGCTCAATGACGCGCGCGGCGTACCGCTCAATCCACGCACGCACTTGGAGCTCGAGCGGACGCGCGCGCACGAGCTCGCGGAGCGGCGGGTCGTCTTCGGCTCGAGGTCGTCGGCTCGGCATGCTCATCGTCTGTAGCGCGACGGGGCGGACGAGTCACGCACCGCCCCGGTCGGACCACCGCCGCCGGTGAGCTCGGTCACCGCCCATACCATGGCGTCGAGCCGGTCCGGCGACTCGCCCTCGCCAGGGACCCACGAGCAGAGTTGATCTTCGAGGTCGGGCAGCATCCCGACAATGTGCGCGCGCCCCTGCTCGAAGAGCGCGGCGACCGGCTCGGCGCGCACCGCCTTGCCGCGGCTCGCGTGCACCGAGTGGTACGCGACATCACGACCGCCGGGAGCCTGGCGGATGGCGAGCTCGACGAGGTCGCCGCCGTTGTTCGCCTCTCCGACGATGCGGTCCGCGCGGTGCTGCCGATAGAGCTCGATCGCGAGCGCCGCCCACCGAGCAGCCGTATGCAGGCCGCTCGCGTCCGCGAACACGTAGACGTGGCCATCGTCACCGAGCCCCGCGATGATGATGCCTGTTTCGTCGCTACCGGGCTTTGCGGTGACGGACGGGTCGATGGCAACCACGATGCGGACGAGCGTCGGAGCGGCACGGACGCGGGAGTCGTTGAGCGTCTTGCGCTTCCAGAGTGCTCCGGGCGCTTCGTCGAGCAAGAGCGCATCGAGCTCTTGCGCGCCGAGCGACGTGCCTTCGTAGCGCTTGAGGATGAGATCGAAGAACGCGCGCGGCAAGTTGCGTGCGTTCGCGTACGTGCTCGCGCGCGTGACGTGCGTGGTCGACTCGGCAACGAGCTCGCGAAGTATCCGGAGTGGGCGCGGAGTTGTCGAGGCGCAGAGACGCGGATTGTCTCCGCGGCGAAGTCCCATAAGCAGATTGTCCCATGCCTTGAAATTCGGCCACGCGGCGAGCTCGTCCGGCCATGCATGAGAGTGTTCGGGACCGCGGAGTTGATCGGGCTCGACAGCGCTGTATGCGAAGGCCTGCGCTCCGCTAGGGAAGTCTAGGCGCCGCTCGCTCTTCACGTAGCGTGGCCGATTCCACGGAGGCGCGAGCGTGCGCACGCCACTCACGCCATCGATCATCGTGTCGCGAACATCCGCAGCCGAGCGACCGACGAGTGCGATGCGAGAGTCCGCGTGCTCGGCTTGCTCGAGAACCCACTCGGCGGCGGAGCGCGTCTTGCCGAATCCGCGCCCGGCGAGGATGAGCCACACCGCCCAGTCGCCAGGCGGCGCTATCTGGTCGGGTCGAGCCCAGAACCCCCGCCAGTTGTGCAATGTAGCGTCGCGCTCAGAGCGAGAGAGAGATCGGAGCCAAGCGAGCTTCTTCGCGTTCGGCCACGCTCGTATCTTCTCGGCCTCGCACGCGGGAGGCGCATTGAAGGCCGCGCGGAGCCTAGCGCTTGCGTCGAGCGGCGCGCGCGGCGCGCTTAGGATCTGCGCCGACATCTATTGCCAGAGCCTTTGCGAGAGCTCTTTTTGATGCATCGTCGGCGGCGGCTGCGTCTAGGGTCAGTTTCTTGCCGTCTGCGCCGGTGAGCTCCCTGCGTTCTTTTCGCATCCATCTTTGCGGGTTGCGCCGCTCGAGCCACCAAGCCGCGGCCTGCCAGTGTTTCTCGGCGGCCTTGGCGATAATGAGCAAGTTTCGCGTCTCGACACGACCCTCTGCCTTCTTTACTGCGTCTAGGAAGTCTCGATATTTTCCGCGCTTCTGGCGTCGACCTCGTCGCTCCCAAAGATTGACCGTCTTGCGGGACACGCCGCATAGTTGCGCCGCAACATCGAGATAGTTGCCTGCCTCGAGATAGCGAACAAAGTCCGCTTGAAGTTGCAGCGTTAGCGTTGATGGTCGTCCGGTTCTCATGCTGCTATGTTAGCACGGCCTTCCGACCCGTAAGCGTTTCCCACCGAGTCACAATGACATCGCAATAGCGTGGCTCAATCTCGACCCCGCGACCTCTGCGCTTCATCTGTTCTGCCGCGACGATGGTCGTGCCACTGCCGCAATAGGTATCGAGCACAGTATCGCCTTCGTCGGAGTTATTCAGCATCGCGTTCGCAACGAGTTCGACCGGCTTCATCGTTGGATGCTCGGCGGATGCACGCGGCCTATCGATTTCCCATACCGATGTCCGGTGCTTGCCCAGCATCGGGCGCTTATGCCGCTTCCCCCATGTGAGCAGGATGGACTCATGTTGGTAGTCGTAGTCGAGTCGGCCCATCGAAAACGTTGGTTGGTTCTTTTTCCAGATGAGCACGTGCCGCACGGGCAAACCTGCATCGCGCATCATCACCATGATCATCATGCTGAGGCCGCCATTATCCGGCGCGGTCACGAATACCGTGCAGTCATCAGCCATGTGTTTGCGTATCGCAATGAACGCAGGGAGAAGTCGCTCCCTAAGGTCGTCCGCCGACATCGCATCATCGATGATGTCGGTGGTGTTTCGCTCCGCAGGATAAAATTCTCGCAGCATCCTATTTTTAGCTGCGATCTCGACGCCATACGGCGGGTCCGTGAAGACCATACCGGCGCGTTCGCCGCCGAGTACTCGAGCGATAATCCCATCGCTAGCCGAGTCCCCGCATAACAAGCGATGCTCGCCGAGAACCCAAAGGTCGCCTGGCTTCGTTCTCGGCTCTTGGGATTCGTCGACCTCTGGCGCGTCATCCTCGTGCGTATCCGGAACCGCTGGGCTCATGAGCTCGTCAAGACGAAGAGCCGCAAAGTCATCATCACCGATCGACAGCTTGACCTCGTCAAGTAACGACTGCAACGAGTCCGTGAATTCGCCGCCTATATGCGGATTGTTCGCGGTGATGTTCGCGGCCTTCTCTGTCGCATCGTCCCAGTCTACCGTGCGAACAGAGAACCGCTTACCGTCGCGACCGACCCGGAGCTCCACCGCATCACCATCACGAAACAATTGGGCACCGAGCGCCTTCAGTTGCGCGACTCGTTGGTGACCGGAGACAAGTCGTCCCGTGCGAGTATTAAATACGATCCCAGCGATATCGCCGAATCGACTCATGCTCTTGCCTAGCGCCGTCGCTGCATCTTTCGAGATCTTCCGTGGGTTGTACTCTGCCGCCACTAGATCATCGATTGTATCGATGCGCGCCATCAGTGCACCTCCGACGCATCCTCGCCCGCCATCTCTCTCGCGTAAGTCTCCGCGATGAGCGCAAGCGCGAGCGCGAGTCGAGCGCACTCGATGATGCGCTCGCGCTCTGTCGTCCCACCGAACATGCCGATGAGTCGCTCCATCACACGGGCCCGCTTCGACCATGCCTCGCCGTCCGCTCCGCCATCGAGAAAGAACGGGCAACCTTCGGAGCATGCATCGTCTGCGTCGGGATCCTCGAGGAGATGATCGAGCACGCCTTGCATGAGGCGCGCGAGCTCGCCGACCGGGCGAGAGACATCGTGCGTGGCAATAGACTCGCCGTGCTCATTGCCGCTCATTGTTCGATCTTCCGTGGCACATCGTGCTCGGCTTCGATGGCGCAATAGAGCCATATGCCACGTGAACCCATACCGCCTATCTGGTTTCGGAACGAGCTCGGCTGCCAGCACGGCACTTCATGTTGATGTAGTCTGCCTCTATTGACGAGGTTGCGGAGCCCCGCGCGCACAGCATCGACGTTGTCGATCAACCCTAATTCCGACGCGCATCGCCACGCCGTGCGCGGGCCGTGAATTGTAACGTGGCGATACACTCGCTCCGTGATCGTGTCCGGTGATCGTCCCATTCACGTCGGCCTTCCCGCGCTCTTCGCCGCCGCGGTGAAGGCCGCCCAAAGCGCGACATCGGCCGCTTCGTCGATGCTCTGCTCGCGCACGGACCATCGAAGCTCGGTGAGCTCTTCGTGCAAGCCGCGCACGAGGTCGTCCGCCGAGAGCTCGAGCCAGTGTTGCTTGTGCTTATTGCCCTCGAGCTTCGCTTGCATCGCGAGCGCGATGCGGCAGACGAGAGGATGCACGAGCATCGGCACCGCCACGAGCGTATCGCGAGGCGCATCGAGCCCGGATGTCGGGCGGGTCAGCGCGGCGGATGTAGCGACGGTGTCAACCTGCATTCGATTCCCCCGGGGATGCACGTGCGCTGCACGAGCGCTATTGCCTCATCGGCTCCGCGGCATACCTCCGCGAGCCACCCGCACGCACGGAGCCGCTCGAGCCACTCGCGTTGCTCTGCGGTGACGTGCCCGCCCGCGCGGCGCTTGAGTTCGATCGCGAGGCCTCGGTGATGGGTGAACGGCTCGACGAGACGCGAGAAGATGAGCACGTCGGGAGCACCTCGGCGCAGCCCCGCCTCGCGGAGTCTGCGCCCGACGAGCGGCGAGCGAGCGCCCTCGTTCGCGACGTGCAGCCAGACGAGCCTCATCGCATCGAGGTATTGCGCGAGCACACGTTGCTCGGTCGCCTCAGGCGGGGCGTGGTTCGCCCGCGATGCGCGCTTGACGCCGATCAAGCGTCTGCGCCTCGCGGGTCGATGCCGGTGCGCGGGCCGTCAAAAAACTCCGCGGCCTGCGCCGCGAACGCCGCGCGCCCGTGCTGCTCGAGCGTGGCCGCGAGGTCGGGTGACGCGCCGGTGAGCGCCTCGCGGATGCGGAGCGATCCGACATCCGCCATCGCACGTGCCGCCGCCGGTGACGGGGTCGAGCTCCGCTCGAGCTCGAGCGCCGCATCCTCGAGGACGAGCGGAAGTTGCTCGGGCACCGGGACTGGAATGGGAGTGCACGCGGCGGCGACATCCGCGAGCCCGATGTCGCCGGTCTGCGTCCGCGTGCGCGTCATCCGCGGCCACAGGGTCGAGCATCCACACCGCGCCGACACGGAGCGCCGGGACCCTGCCGCGGCGAATGAGCTTGGCGAGCGACTCGGTCGCGAGACCGTGCGCGTGCGCGTAGTCGTCGAGCCGGACCGGGGCTCGCTCCCGCACCGCCATCCGCTCGGCTATTGCATCGGCGAGTGGCCATGAAATTCCGATGAGGCGCGCGGCGAGGTCGGGGTCGCGCGGCGCAATGTCGTCGATGATGCGCAGTAGGCTGGCGAGTAGTGCGTTGAGTCCGAG